CATAATTATAAAATTCTACTACTGGTTCTGGTTCTGGTTCGGGTTCTGGTTCTGGAGGTTTTCTGATTGAATAGTAACCTACCTTCATACATTATTCACATATTTTTATAATACAAGCACCTTTTTATCCTTTGACCCCTTTCTCTTTCTAGTCTTTAGTGTAATATCCTTTGTGTCAGAGTTTATTGAAATAATGTCAGACAACTCATCCTCTGAAACAACCTTTTCATCTATGGTTTCTTCTCTTACTACTGGACGTGTATTCTCTGGCATTGGTGGTGGCATAAATCCACCCATGAGAGAACCAAGATCAAATCCAGGTCCCTTCATCTCTCTTCTTCCGTTTTGATCAAATGTTGGTGGAGTCTGTTCCTGTGACTTTTTAACTGCATCCATCATATTCTTCATGAGATCTGGATTCTCCTTTAGAATTTTAGTTGGATTTACTGCATCAAACCCAGCAAACATCTTTTTGCTCAGGTGAAACATCATTGCTGAGCCTCCAACCATGAGTATGAGTTTAATCTCTGGTGCAACCTTCACCTTCTCCTTGTACTTGTCATGGAGCTCTTCAAACACCTGATCATAGTCATCAACATTCTCCATCATATTCTCAGACCAGCCATCGAGTTTCAGATCAAACGGATCGAAACGTCTGTTGATAAACTCTATACCAGTCGTGCATGCAATCAGGATTCTTCGAGCCAGCTTTATAGCCTGTTCAGACTCTACATGGTACATCATACGTTTGTACTCTGTCCTGATGAGTTCGATATCAGAGTATGCATTTAGTTTCTCAGAAGATTTCAAACCCTTCTTTATCAGGCGTTCAATCTTGTTCAATAGATCCGCCTTTTCATCCTCGATAGTCTTGTACCCAGCAGAGGGCTGAGGGCCCCTTGGCATGTCATCTGGACCTTCAGAAAAAGACCCATCTTCAGTAAAAGATCCCTCTTGATCATCCACTTCATCACGTTTCGCTTCATTTATAAAGTCGTCTACATCAGCAGGGGGTCTTGGAATCTGAGGAACGTGTCTCGGAACTTCTCTTCTTGGAACTCTCGTGGGTGCAGGACGGTGCTTTAGCTCAATCTCATCCATCAGTGCTTTTTCAGTTGGGTCAAGGTCCAGAGTGACATTCTTTTCACGTGTAAGTACTATATCATCAGCCATACAATTCTTAAAGAAATGAAGTTTAAACCTTTAACGCAAAAAAAATGTATATGTATATTAAATGGCTTCTGACAATGATATGATGATGTATGTTTTGATTGCTATACTGGCATATTTCCTACTCTTTAAGGATAACGACAAGAAGGATAAAAAGCATCACGAGAAATATAAACCAAAGAGACATTCTCGGTACGATCTAAATGCAGGTGAAAAATCATATTCCAAGACTGCAGCAGGATCCTCGACTGATGCAATGGCTGCAGCAGCTGAATCACCTTATGCAGCACGACGAAGACCACATATGCCTCCTAGAAAGTCAATGTACAATCTGAGTGTAGGTGAAAATGAATATTCTAATACTACAGCAGGATCCTCAACTGATGCAATGGCTGCAGCAGCTGGATCACCATACAAAGTTGGAATGTCTGATATTTCAGGATACAAATATAGCAATCCAAGATCCATGTACAACTTTCAGAATGGTGAAAAAATGTATTCCAAGACTACAGCGGGATCCTCAACTGGTGCAATGGCTGCAGCAGCTGGATCACCTTACAAGTCTGGATACTCGATGATTAAGAAATCTAGCTTTGCACCAAGCATGAATATGGGTCTTAACGGAACTCTTCAGAATGGGATGAAAGGTGCTGCTCCATTCAACTCGAACTATATGAGAAAATATTAAATCATGATATATTATGGATATATACACTATAAGTTTTGATTCTTCTTCAAGTCAGAGTAATACTTTTTTCAAAGTTACAATGTTAAACATAATAAAGAATATAACTAAAGTAGAATTTCTATCTGTATCAGTACAACCAAATTCATTTCAAGATATAATATATATTAATATACCACAATTACAATCAATATATACAACATCACCCAATGATAATTCACAAAAAGGTTCATCTATTCTCACTTGGACACCTGATTTCGTATCGACAAAACTATATCTAGATGGAACTTCATATCTGAGGACAAATTTTATAAAGAATACATATTATGATGCATCTACATCATATAAAGTACCTATAGGAAGGTTGGGTTCATTTGATGTATATGTTCTAGGAATGAATGGTTCACTTATAGACACTTCAAATACAGGTGTAACATATATAACAATGAGAATATATTCTGAAAATGCATTGCCTACACCTCTAAAACCCGAAATAACTATTTCAACATATGAAAAAGAAAAGGATAAGGATATTGATGTATATACACAACCTAAAAAACATGAAAAGAAAATACCAATGTATGCTCTCGTGGCTTTACTTGCAGCGATACTAGCAATTATGCGTCTCTTTCCTGGGCAATCTGTGATATAAATAAATACACTTGAAAAGTTACAAAAGTTATTATAAGAGCACCTACAACAGCATGGAATATAGGTTCCTTTTTCGCGTCTATAAATAGTTTCAATGTTAAAGAACCGATCGCAACCCAAGCAGTTGCCGCAGCAAGTGCAAATCCAGTTGCTATACCTTGTATATCTTGATTGCCTGATCCCATATATTTAATCAAGATTTTCCTCCTTCTTGATTACATGTTTATATTCTTTCGGTTTCTCCTCTTCTTTGATCACAATTTGCTTATTCTGAATCTGCCAATAATAAGTCTTCTTCCGAGGCCTGAACATTCCCTATTTTATCGATAGATTTTTTAAGGAGGATTTCTGCGGGCGTTACAGGAATCCAATCATCCCATGTATCATAACATTCATTCATTGCTAAACATTTAACATCGTCACCTTCATACCTTTGGAATTCATCTTCGTCATCTTCCCATTCCTCTTCGTCATCTTCTTCATCATCTTCGAGCAATTCCTCAATAGTAGTAGTCATGTCTCTAATATTTTCCAAATTTCTTACAGAATATCTCAGTCCATACTTTATATCTTGTGAGGTTAGAGTATTTCTGTTGCATAATGTCATGTAGTAAACTCCATATTCAGTAGCTTTTTCTAAAACATTTCCTAAAATATTAATTCCTGCTCTTATATACATATCTTCCATATCATATATGTATATATATATAATATGTTAAATACGCATATATTATTTGTTTATATATGATATGGAGATTTCTATAAAGAAATTTGATCCATCGAGAATTGATGATGGAAGTACATGTATATTTATAGGTAGAAGAAGAAGTGGAAAGAGTACATTGGTTACTGATATATTATATCAGAAAAAACATATCCCACTCGGTGTAGTAATGAGCGGCACAGAAGAAGGTAATCACCATTACAAATCTTTTGTTCCAGACTTGTTTATTCATGGCGAATTTAACAAGGGTACAATAGAAAAGATTATAGAACGACAAAAAAAGAATAACAAAGCACCTGTATTTCTAGTTCTAGACGATCTCATGTTTGACCGAAAATATATGAAGGAGAATTGCATCAGACAGTTGTTCTTTAATGGCAGACATTTCAACATATTCTTTGTAGTCACTATGCAAGACTGTCTGAGTCTAGAGTGCAGCACAAGAGGTCAAGGAGACTTTGTGTTTGTTCTAAAGACTGATGCATCTCTAAACAACTTGAAGAGGTTGTACGACCACTTTTTTGGTTCATGTATAGAAAATTTCAATACATTCAAAAAGATTTATCACGCTATAACTGATAATTACACTGCTATAGTTATAGACAATACAGCGCAAAGTTCAAGGATGGAGGATAGAATATTTTATTACCGTGCAAAGATTCGAACCAATTTCAAGTTGGGATCTTCAGCAATGTGGAACGCACACAATAAACTGAACAAGACGTCAATTACTAGCAATGGTACGCGAACATTAAAGATTTAGATTGTATATTATATAGAATGCAAATCTTTGTAAAAACCCTGACTGGAAAAACCATCACACTCGAGATTGAGTCTACTGACACTATAGCAAATGTAAAAGCTAAGATTCAGGACAAGGAGGGTATTCCTCCAGATCAGCAGCGTCTGATTTTTGCAGGGAAGCAGTTGGAGGATGATAGACAATTGGCTGATTACAATATTCAGAAAGAGTCTACTCTCCACCTTGTGTTGCGTCTCAGAGGTGGATGCGTTTAATAAAACAAAATAAAAAATGTATGAAAAGTATATGGAACCAATCCCCGAAGTTATCCCAGAGCCACCTGTTATGAAGGTTGAAGATGATTCAACCCCAATTGAAAAGGTTGTTGTAAAGCCACCTCCACCACCTCCACCACCTCAACCACCAAGACCACCTGTTCAGGCTTATAAACCACCTCCACCACAGGTTCAAAAGCCCCCACCTCCACCTCCACCTCCACCAAAAGAGCTCTATGAACCAAAGCAAGACAATACACTGATGAGTGCTGCATTTGTAGGTGTTCTTGCAGTCATTCTGTCTTCACCTGCATTTAAAGGGTTGATGGAGAAGATGCTACCAAGGTTTGCTAATGGTCCAGTGTCGTATGCAATTATTTTCGTGTTGGCAGCTGTTCTGTTTGTAGCATTCCAGAAGCAATCAATCTGAGATTATACCATCACAAAATGACTTCTTAGGTGTATATTTATAAATTCCAAGATCTTTAGCAACATCTTTAATTTCATCTAAATTAGTCCAAAATTTATCTGAATGATCATATTCTTTAACTGTGTTGTGAGCTAGTTCATGAAGAAGAACGTGCATAATATCATTAATGTCACCACCTTTGATGCAAATATAAATTTCATACCCCTTGCCTACATTATATCCAACACCGTCAGATGAAATTTCAGTCATACCTGTTATAATACCTTCGTTCCACAATTCGGGAAATAAACCACCTTCTTTTAGCGCATCCCTCAACAAATTGTATCGACGTCTGACTTCATCCATTACATCTGAATATCCTGACGTGTTTGAAAATAAAAATATAATTAATA